GACGATCACCCTACCCCTGACACACGATCACCCACCCCCCTGACTGACGATCACCCTAACCATAATACTAACCATAAAGAACCATCAAAGGAACCATCATTAGCAAAATTGCCTTTTGACGATTCGGTTGTTGAAACCCCAGTGAAGAAAAAACCCAAAAAGGAAAAACCGCCAGAAGCCCCGTTGGTGATTCCGGAGTTCATCCCGGAAACCGCTTTGAACGCTTTTTTTGCCAATCGTGCGAGCATGAAAAAACCCATGACAGCTCACGCAAAAGAGCTTTTAATCAATAAAATCACAGAATTATATCATAAAGGCCATGACCCAACCAAGCTACTAGAAAGAGCAATTTTAAGCGGATGGCTTACAGTTTACGAATCAAATGACACCCTAACCGACGGAGTTAAAAATGAACCCTTTCAACAAAGTAATGGAAGAAATCACTCTCAATCGAAGCCAAGCTTCCAAAGCGCATGGGATGAGCAGCAAGCCATCAACATCGCCTACGTCCGCCAGCTTGGAGAGCAAGCCAGAGCCGAAAAAAACGGCATCTGAACAATGGGGTAAGGCTGCTATGGAAGAGCTTGGAAAGGTTATGGTTGTTTTTACTGAAATACAAAAAACTTACGGAAAAACAATTAACTTGCCAGCCTCAATATCGGGATTTAAGTTCGCGTTTGAGGGCAAATACACCCCCGAACAGGTGCAGTACGCGCTGAAAGTCCACCTGCAAAATTCGCAGGAATTCCCAACCCCGGCGCACATCACGGCCATTTTGAACCCACCTAAGCCCCGTGTCAGCTATGCCGAGTACATCGCCGCCCTTGAGTGGCAGAAACGCAATCAAGACTGGTCGCAGTTTTCCAGCGCAGCCGACACCATCCGGGATTACAGGCTTGCATCGCAAAATGACCAGCACGCCTATGAGCGGCAACAAGAGGAGATTGCGCTTATATCCAAGGCCGCCCCCTTGCTGTTGGAAGACAGCAGCGAAGATTAGCAATTAACTAAAGGAAACTATTATGCAAAACGATATTTTTTCAGGAAGAACAAATAATTACATTAGAATGGCAACATCTAAATGGGCGAGAAGAATGGAAAAAATTATTCAAGATGAAATGCCTGAAGATGTAGACATAGCAATAGGTTACAACGAATATAGAAATAGATTTTATTTTGTTTTTGTAAGGAACAAACAAAAGCAAATTTGGAAAACAAAAAACTTTGATGCAGGAATAAAAAAACTTCTTAAAGTAGCTTTTAAAGAATAACCAAGTTTTATCAACCACCAGAAAGGATTTAACTATGTACGAGCCACAAAACACTGATGAACACCTAGAAGAGCTAAACAAGGTAATGATGGAATGGCACAAAAAAGGCCATTTTGATAATATTCCCAATGAGATGTATCTGCTAAAGGTTATCGCAGACATTCGCCAGAAAACGGGGGTGGGCGACAAGGTGATGCTGGCGGATTTGGCTGATGTGCTGGCCGGGCTTATTCAGAATGGGGGCACTGTGTGTGGTGGTAAAATAAGAAAATTCTCGAATAGTTATGCGGAATCATGGGGATTTACAGGTGTTTGTGAAAAATGCGGAGGAAGAAAAACTGGGAAAATCACAACAGAGGAAAAATGCAAAAATATTTTTATTGGACAGTAAAAGGGGAGCCTGGGTGACGGATTAGAATCGTCGCTAAGGCCAGTTTAATGACCGCCAGACCATGTTAACCATATACCCGGTTAGGGTAGTAGCCAAAAGGATAGAAAGATGCTCACAGAGGCTTTAAAACAGGAATTTAAAGGAACAGATTTTGAAAACGCACTGCACCTTGCTTGCTTTTTTGATCAACGTAATAATCAAGGGGTTCAGCAATTTTTAAAACAAGGTGAGATTTACTGTGTAAATTCAGAACTTTGGACGCGTTTACAGCCTGAAGGTTTTTTTGAACCGTTGTTTGAACTTGCCGAGGCAAGGAAAATACGCTTTAATTTTACATTCCCTAAAGAACGATTTGATCTTGTTGGAGATGAATTTGAAAGTTACTGCTTTTCTTATAACTTGAACAATCTTCAAGAAACAGTGGTGTTTTTTGAGAACAATCTTACTGAAGGGTTAGCCCGCCTCATACGCGAGATCAAGGCTTATCCGGTGGTGTAGCTTCAATTGTAATAACCCTAATACCGTTGGCATAATCAGCGGCTTCTTGCATTTTTTGCTGTGCTTTTCTTAAATTAATCTGAATATCTAAAAGCCCCTCTGGTGTTTGAAATTCTATGTAGCTAGCCAATTCGTGGATTTTAGAATCCACCTTAAGGATTTCAGCGCGCAATAAATCAATTTCATGGAGTTGAACTTTGGGTGTGTATAAAAGCCACCAAGCCACGTTTGTGATTACTGCGGTTGCAATAACAACGCCAATTGTTTCTAACATGATTTTATTCCTTTGGTTTACTGGTTAAATTATACTCCGCCATGTACCGGACAATATCCGCCGCTACCATGGCCGCTACACAGGGGGGGAGGATGCGGTCAATACGCACCCACCCTTGAGTTTTAAGCTTGGCTTTGTAGCGGTCTGATTTAGTTTGTGGCATAGTACACCGTGGCGGCTAAGATCAGCGTGAAGTTAAGCAGGGATGCTAAAATGTGGGTTGCGAGGCGCATGGGGTTAGTCCTTTGTGGGGGTTGGTTGTATGTTAATTTTTTTATTAAGCTCATTATAAATTTCTTTAAATTTTTCTTTTTGCCCTGCTGTTGGAATTTCTAAATAGTACCGATGAAAAACAACATTTTTTTTAAAATCAAAACCAATGCGACCCTTTTCAACGCCAGCAACAAAAAAAGTATTTGGAAATTTGCGCCATTGCACAAGGGTGCCATTGTTGACAAGTAAAACAATGCAATTAGGTATTTTTGCGATTGTTTCTCCACAAAGGGCAATTTTGTCTTCTTCTCGTTCAATAGCCATTTTTGTTTTTTTAATGCTTTCTGAATGATTTTTTAAGGATTGGTTTTGTTTTTCCCAGCGGTTTAAAGTTGTATGGCCGTTGCGTTTATCATTTAAAGGTTGCCCATTGGCACTTTTTACATCGTTAAAATGGTTGCCTAAACAAGCATCAAAAGCATTTTCTTTTTTTTCTAAAGAGGCTTTTAAAATTTCTAAGCGGTTGCTCATGATGTTTATCCTTTGTGGGGGGTTGATTGCCGTCTATGAGAGGATAATAGCGGTATCCCGGACACCTGTCAATAGGTTTTTTAAAAAAATATTTTTATTTGGAAACAATGGGTTGTAATTGAGGTTGACAATCTAAATGAATCCAAGGTATTATTTGTTATGCCAGTAACAAAATACACTGATGAATTGGCAGATGCCATTTGCTTAGAAATAGCTTGTGGTGATGGTGTCAATGTAGCTTGTGAAAAACACAAGATTGAACCAAGAACATTTTTTAGATGGTTGTTAGAAAATAATGACTTACGTCAGAAGTACATGCGCGCGCGTGATAATAGAGCCGATGCACATTTTGAGGGTTCAAAAGAACTTATGGATGATTTGAGAACGGGCAGAATCACATCCGATCAAGCGCGGATTATGCTAGATGAAATCAAGTGGAAATGCGCTAAGCAAGCCCCTAAAAAATACAGCGATAAATACACGGTTGTCGGCGATCCTGATTCTCCACCCGTTCAGCATTCCATCAAAGTTACTTTTGATTAAGTTGACAGCCGAGTTAAAAACAGTTAAAAGGCAAAACATTAGGGAGAACTTATGGCAAATTCTGTAACGGTTGCCGGGGAAATGTTCATAAGCGAGGGAAGCTCTACGTATTTGGAGCCGTATCAGGAAGATTTTTTGCTTATCTCTGAAATTAGCACCCCTGAAGAATGCCGCTCTGTCATTCAACACGCTTTTCTCAATGATAGACTGAAAGGGCAAAACCCTAAATACCGCGCCTGGAACACTTGCCAGATTGTGGAAGTCAAGAAAAGCAAAGAAGTCCCAGCCGATGAAGAGTTCCAAAAACTGATTCAGACGGCAGTATCAAACGCTTGCTTGCCGGAAAATCTTTCCGCATATCGCTCTATTACCGGGAAAATGGAAGCTTTAAAACGTGCTGTGAAGAAAGTCCTAGAGCGCAAAGAGGAAGAAGAAGAAGCCGAGGAAGCCGCTGCATGGCTGGCTAAGGCGAAGAAATCCAAGAAATTTGCTCAAGCGTCATGAGCGAACAAAAAACAACGCCATTCAAAAAAAAACGTCCGATGACTTGGCTGGAACAAGAAAGGCTCAACTGGAAATATTCTGTTGCTGCTTATTCTGCCGATATAAGCAGGTTGATCGACGAATTTAAAGCCAAGCAAATCGAAAAAGACAAAGCATCATAAGTGGAAACAAAAATAAACATCCCTAGGGCGTTTAAAGAGCTTTTTGACAATCAGTACCGTTATAAGGTTTATTATGGGGGGCGCGGCGGCGCAAAGAGTCACAGCTTTGCCCGTGCGCTGTTGATACTGGGGGCACAAAGCAAGCTACGCATCCTTGCGACACGCGAGCTGCAAAAGAGTATTGAAACATCGGTGCACAAGCTGTTCAGCGATTTGATACAGCAATACAATCTTGAAAGCTTTTGGCGCATTAAAAAAGCCACTATCGAAGCCTTAAACGGCACTGAAATTATGTTCAAGGGATTAAAGTACAACGCAACCGAGATTAAATCTACCGAAGGCGTGGACATTTGCTGGATTGAGGAAGCCGAGAACACAAGCGAGCATTCCTATGAAACACTGTTGCCCACCATTCGGAAAAACGGTTCTCAAATATGGATTAGCTTTAATACCAAAAACGTCACCGATCCAACGTACCAACGGTTTATTGTTAACAAGCCAGATAACGCCTTTGTCAAGAAAGTCTCATGGCGCGACAATCCTAATTTTAGCGAAACACTGAACAACGAGCGCATAAGGCTAGAACGTGACGATGCCATTGCTTATGCCCACGTTTGGGAGGGTGAGCCTGATACCCGGTACAGCGGCACAATTTACAGCGTGTACATTGAGCGTGCACGAGAGGCAGGACGCATTACCGATGTGCCGTACAAGGCAGGTGTTCCCGTTATCACTGCATGGGACTTAGGCAAGCAACACGGAACTTGCATATGGTTTGCCCAGATGGTGGGGCAGCAAGTCCGAGTGTTTGACTACTACGAAGCATTTGGAGCTGATGCAGACATCGAAGAGCTGGCAAAAGTGCTTAACGGCAAGGGATACCTCTACGGAATGCATTACTTGCCCCACGATGGGGTTCACGAGCGGCTGGGCATGAAAGGCTCAATCAGTGAGCAACTACGCCTTGCTGGTCATCCTAACAAGATTCTACCCATGCTGTCGGTTAAGGCCGGGATTGAGAAAGGCCGCTCACTACTCAAGGAAGCATGGATTGATTCTAAAGCGTGCTCAAGCGGCCTACACGCGATGATGCACTACGCCTATGAGTACGATGAGAACAGATTGACGTTTAAACCCAACCCTATGCAAAACTGGGCTACAGACGCAAGCGACGCATGGCGGTATCTTGCACAGGCAATGGAAAACAAGGTTCAGCCGCAGCAAGGGTTGATAGCTAAAAAACAAGTTCTTTACAGCACACAGAATAAAATCATTATGCCAACACGCCCCAAGCTGGGAAGCTTACGATGATTGCGCGTAAACCAACACTGCATGATCTACCAGCTTTAGCGTTGTTAATACACGCATATAGCAAAGAGGCCGCCCAAGGAATAGCCGTTCCTATAGACCATGAAACAGTTGTGGAATCATTGGCTAATATAATTCAAGCGCAAAACTATGTAGCAGTGGTTGTTTGTGACGAAGATAAAATAGTTGGTGTTTCTTTTGGGTTTTTTGGGCAAACTTG